AAAAAAATGGCACAAAAGGAATTGGATCTTTCTTGGGAACAACTTTGGGGGAATGAGAAAGAAGCATGTGATAGTAGATTTCCAAAGCCACAGTATTTAAGCCAGGAAATAAACGGCCTGGTTCAGATACATTGGACGGGTCGTGAAATAATGCAGGAATTAGGTGAGTTCTTTAGAAAATTTGATAATGATTTTTGGGTTAAGAGGCTGTTTAGAATAATAGATGAGAATGATTATAGAAATGTTATTCTTACAGATGTTAGATACCCAAACGAAGTTGACCCCGTAATTGAAAGGGGCGGGTACCATGTTAGGATAAATAGACCATTACCAGAAAACATTGTCCATGGTCCAACACACGCATCGGAAATAAGTTTGGATGCACCATATAAAGTAGATTTTACAGTTATGAACACAGGCACACTAGACGATTTAAGAAAGTTGGCAAGCGATATTGCCAACGGGATAACACAACTAGAAAAATTTAGGAGGTAAATGTTATGGCAGCTAAGAATTTGAAGTTTGACGTTATGGCGGACGAAATTATGCATTTTGGTATGTCTGTTTCTAAGAATGGGTATAAGTCTGCTAATATTGTTATTAAGAAAGGCGACAAGGAGTACATGCACATTGGTTACGAATGGGAAGGCGACAATATTCCTGATTTCGTTATGACTCTTATGGGTTTTGTTAAGGGAAACGAGGCTGATATTACCGCAAATAAGGAAAAGCTTACCGACGACGATAAAGAATACGCCAAGAAGAAATGTTGTGGCGGAAAGAAAAAGTAAATATATAAAAGGGTGGATAAATGCCAATACCTATAGAAGAGTTTGCTGACCCCGTTCTTAAGCGTCTTAGAACTAGGTACACAATAGCAGGAATAGAAACCCCTAGTTCTAGATTCAGCCAAATTACGTGGGAAGTAGCCAATGATCTTAGAAAATATAGATATGGTGATTGGCCAAGGGCCGGTTATAATCCAAACCACCAATCTACACGTGTGGAAAGGATTAGACTAACTGCGGACGATTACACACTAAAGCCTTACTAATGGAAAGGAGAATTAAGACATGGTTTCGTTTGAGGACAGGAAGAAGGTTTTTGAAAAGGAATTGGAGTTAATTTTAGACGACCAAGTACGGACTTTCACAGAGCTGTGTTTAAGCGCTGCTCCGGATTATTTTTTTACTGATTGTCCTGCTTCTACCACTGGAAAGTATCACCCACTAGATGAACTTAGTTGGGATGGTACTATGCTTCACACTAAAAAGGTTTTAACGGTGGCTTATGAACTCTGTAGAGGCCTTGGGTGTGAACACCATAGGGACGAAGTATTGAGTGCTTGTATTATACACGATCTGTTGAAGCAGGGCCTGGTGCACTCCGGCCATACAACAAAGGACCACCCAGCTTTGGCTGCGGATCTTGTTGATAGGGTTCAACGTGAAACAGAAACATTGAGGAATGATTCGTATGACATTATAAAGGGGTGTGTTGGATTTCATTACGGATTGTGGTCACAGAACCCATGGCTGAAGAGTTTGGATGAATATACACCAGAGGAGTTGTGTGTTTATCTTAGTGACTATATTGCATCTAAACGTTGTGTAAATGTAGATTGTAGGAGATAATTGTAAGGAATGGACAGTTGGAGGTTAATAGATGAGCATAGACAAAAACCTTTTAAAAAACGTCGATATTGGGACAGGAGAATTAAGCCCGGGCGCGACTAAACCAAGATATGAACCAGAGGGCGGGTGGAAAAAGCATAAAGAACGTATTCATCGCGAAAGTAATACATTAGATAAAAAGAATTTGCCATTTACATTTTCTAAACCAACCAGGCCAAAGAGACAGATACTCGTTAAATGTTTAAATTGCGGTAATGTTGTTTATGTGCCTGTCAACACCGTAGGTATGGTTTGTGGTTGTTGCAAAAAATACTCTGGTGTTGAGGTAATAGAAAATGACTAAGAGAGGCAGGCCAACCGGATTTCGCTTAAGTGAGGAATCAAAGAGATCTATATCTGAGTCCAAAAAAGGCCAAAAGCATAAACAAGAAACAAAGGATAAGATATCAAGAACACTAAGATTTCGTTTTAAGGATTTCAATTCTTTAAGCGAAGAAATAATAAACAGGTACTGCCGGTCCGACGACGATGATTTATGCGATTGGGCGAATGACGTTCGTGAGGAGCTCGACCTATCTAAAGATGTGTTTACTAATAAAACAATGAACAATACAAGAAGGATGGAGTTGACGTGTGGTGACAACATAGAGTTTTTCAGTCACAGTTTAACGCCAGAACTTATCTATATGATAAGAGAGTTGCTTGAAGACGATAGTTTAGATGTAGAGGATATACTAGAGGATTTATACAGAGGATAACAACATGGCAAAGGTAGGACGACCTAAGAATGCACCATCGTATAAGGATATTTTAAAAAACATAATTCCAGTAAAAGATATATTTGCAGAGGATGAAGAAAAGATATATGAGTCTTTGGTTGATGTATATTTGTCGGATTTTGATGAAGGTGAACTTACATCCGGAGATATGGACGACATTATGTCTATGGCAATGAATCGTGTGCTTGAGTTGCGTCTTTTAAAGAGCAGTAAGGGTAGTACTGATAAACAGCTTGATATTTCCTCGGCTATAGAAAGACTTAGAAAGCAAACAGAGAAGATAAAGGAAAATTTGTCTACACGTAGGAAGGACAGGATAAACCCTAATGAGTTTAAAGGTTTTTCTATAGTAGATTTAGCTGTGGCATTTGATGAGGAAAAGAAAAAACGTTTGGAAGACAGAGTCAAAACCTTGAGTGCAGAAGCAGACGCCCTGTTGGAAAAGAGAAAGGAGTACAGTGGGAACAGGTATGACGTTGATGTAGATTCTACAGAAGGCGGGGATTAATTTTGAATATAGACCATAGCGATATAGACTTAGTTTATAGCCAGGGCAGGGATTTAATTGATTTCTATATAAAAAATCCGTGTATTGCAGCATATGAACTGTTGAAAGTAGATCTGGCGCCTATACAGCGTGTTGTATTTGAGGATATGTGGTTTAAGAACTACGCTATTGTTACTGCAGGCCGTGGTGTGGGAAAAACATTTCTACTTGGTCTTTTGTCTACACTTAGTTGCATGCTATATCCAGGATATCGTGTTGGTTTAATTGGGCCTGTATTTCGTCAGAGTAAAATGATTTTTTCAGAAGTAGAAAAACTTTACTCCAGATCGAATATTCTTAAAGATGCTTGTGAGAAAAGACCCACAAGAGGCTCAGACACATGTTATTTAAAGTTTAAATCAATTAGGGGTTTTAATGGATCATATATTGAGGCCTTGCCATTAGGCGACGGGTCCAAGATCCGCGGTTCTCGTTTCTATTTAATACTGGTTGATGAGTTGGCACAAGTCCCAGATAAAGTTTTAGATATGGTAGTTCGTCCTATGGGTGCTACAACATTAGAACCTATGGAAAATGTGAGGAGAATAGAACGCCAGAAAAAACTTATAGAGGCTGGTTTAGCAACCGAGGATGATTTTCAAGAAGAAGGCGTGAACAAGATGATTATGACGTCGTCTGGTTATTATAAGTTTAACCATATGTGGCGTCGAATGAAAGACTACTGGGCGCAGATGGATTTATTAGGTGATAAATCACCTTATGTTGTACACCAAGTTCCATATTGGGATTTACCGGACGGATTTTTAGATAGAAAGAATATTGCTGAAGCAAAGCGTATTATGTCGGACTCAGAGTTTAAGATGGAATACGAGGCTGCCATGATTTCTGATTCAGAGGGATTTTTTAAAGCATCTTTATTGGAGTCGTGTACATCAAATAGTGGATTTAGTTTAGAACTTCGTGGCGTTCCTGGTGAACAGTATATTTTGGGTGTTGATCCAAACCAAGGTGGTGTAGGTGCAAATTGTGGTGTTATTGTTGTAAAACTAGGCCAGATAAATAAGATAGTTAATGTGTTGGAATTGAAAGGTAGAACAACACAACAGATTACGCAAGCCATTCAAGGCCTTTGTGATGATTACAATGTTGTTAGGGTGTTTATGGATAAGGGCGGTGGTGGTAAAGCCATAACAGATCTTTTGGAAGAGGGTTATGGTGGTAGTGAACCAATAATAGACACTACAAATGATGAGAATGTTGATAAAGTTGGCCGTCATATTTTGGAGCTGGTAAATTTTAATCCAGCGTGGATAGCCGATGCTAATTTTACTACCAAAGCATTACTTGAGAATAAAACCTTAAGATTTCCTGAGCCACCAACATCTACATTGGATACAGAAGCCAATGCATTTGAGCGTGTAAATACATTAAAATCACAGATGTTGAATATTATTGTTTCACAAACATCAAGTGGTTTATTGCATTTTGATACACCAAAGAAAGGACAGAAAAAGGACTTGTATTCTGCAATGATTTTAGCGGCGCACGGAGTTCGTCTTTTTGAAAAGATGTCTGATGGACAGACCGAAATTAATGTATGTAATTCTGGTTTTGTTAGAAGACATGAACCAGGAGCAAGATTTTCAGCACCTGTGGGGTCTAATTTGGTATCAACACAAATCGATCCTATGCAGGCTGCAATTTTAAAGCCGCGAAAAAAGAGAAACAAGTAACATCATTTGTATTATAGAAGACCACGGTGGTCGTTAAAATTAGGAGGTGCAATATGGTTGCTCCATTACTTTTAGCAGGACTTTCTTTACTTCCAAAGATTCCAGATATGTGGGCGGCAGTTGCTGGTTTGTTTGGTAAGAGTATTCCAAAAGGCGTTAAAGAAGCCGGTGATTTGGCAGGCGAAGTTATGGATTCTTTGACAAAAGGTCAGATGTCTCCGGAGGCGCAGATAAAACTCAAGGAGATTATTTTGCAACATGAAAAGGAGATGGCACAGCTTGCTTTTGAAGAAAAGAAACTTGTCTTCGAAGAAAACAGGATTATCCATGAGGATTTGAACGATGTTAGGGATTTAGAAAAAGAGGCATATAAATCAGACGATTCATATATCAGCCGCACCAGACCCCTGATACTTAGAGGTTTATTTATTATTTGTGCATTTTACATATTTACAGCGCCCGCCGTTATTCTGACAGCAAACATTGCCGGTGTTGACGCAGTAACACTTGAGTCGGTTACGTCAATGATGGAGTGGTGTGCAAGTTGGCTTTTCGGCACGTTCGGCACAGCATATTTAGGTTACGCAGCTGTAAGAACAATTGATAAAGGTCATCCACAATTTAAAGAGGAGTCCGGTATACTAAATACAATTGTTAAAATGGGTGTGGGTGGGAAAACTAAGAGATAAGGAGTAGTTATGAGAAAAGATACACTTCAAAAAGTTACAGCAGATTTAAAGGAGCACTACCCAGATATAGGTCTACATGCAATTGAGGTAGATGACAAGTCCGGTAAGGCTACTTTTTACATGAACCCAACTAAGAAGGTGCTGGCCTTTCTTCCCAGGGAACAGGCTGCTACTGTAACTAGAGACCCTATTGATCGGCAGGTTTTAGACCTCATCAAGAAAGACCCCTATACAGAAGACCCCAAAGAGTCTTTTAAGCGCGCCATGCGTTATTATTATATAGACCCGTTGGTTGGGTCTGTAACAAACGTGCTTACAAACCTGGCATGCAAAGGATTTGAAAACGACATAGACGATGAGAACATAAAAAACTTTTATGATTTGTGGACATTTGATGTTCGTTTTAAAGAACTCTTGGGGTGGATTTATTTAGATTTTTTTAGGGTTGGCCACGTCACAACTTACAAAGCGATTGCAAACTACGAGCCCAGGGTTTCTTATTTATCTCCTGTTCCAGGGAAGAAGCCTAAGGTTCAAAAATCAACAGGTGAAAAAGCTGCTAAAAAGAATCTATGGTCCAAAGGCCATCTTCCAATAGCCTATACGGTTTTGAACCCACTGCTTGTAACAGTTGAAGGAAGTTTGTTGTTTGACAAACAGAAGATAACACTGGAAATTCCACCAGAACTTCGTGCTTTGTTGAATAAGACCGACCTTAGCCTCGATGAAAAAGAGCTTATAAAAATTTTGCCGGCCGATCTAAAAAGTGCTGCACAGAAAGGTGGTTCTTTTCCATTAGATTCAAGACTTGTTGGAACAATTACATATAGAAAACAACCGTATGAGAGATATGCTAAACCAAGGTCTACTCGAATTTTTGAATCGTTGGATTACAAAGAATCCTTACGGCATGCAGATTTAAGTACTTTAGATGGTATTACAAACTATATCCTAAAGATAACTATCGGCTCAGACGAGTATCCTGTGACAACACAAGAAGAATTACAGGCTGTTGCACAGTTGTTTAATACACCATCCAAGAGCTTTGATGTTGTTTGGAATCATACACTTCAAGTAGAAAAGATAGTTTCTCCAGAAATTAGTTCCATTCTTGGTCAAGATAAATACAAACAGGTTAATGAGGATATAACGGGTGGTTTGGCTGTTTCTAGGGCGCTTATTGATGGAAGTACTAGCATTAATCCAGCTGGCGCAGCTTTGATGGTCAAGGGCCTGACCGAGGAAATAACCTATGCAAGGGAACAAATTACTAGGTGGATTTATGATGAATATCGACAGATAGCCGAGGCTATGGGTTTTGACAGATTTCCAAAAATTAGGTGGGATGAGGCTATTTTGAAAGATCCTATTCTTTACATGGCCACTATTTCTAGTTTAGTTGACAGAAGAATGTTGAGCTACAGAACGGCGCTCGAAGAATTGGGCTTTGATTATCTTAATGAATCAAAGAACATGGAAGAGGAGTTTCCGATTGTTCAGGATGGTATTTTTGGTATCATTGGATCTCCTTGGCAACAAGCAAAGAGTGGTGGTGTGTTTGGGGCTCCTGCACAACAACCAAGCGGTAATATACAGAAAACACAAAAAACACCTAAAAGTACACCATCTGAAGGTAGGCCTAAAGGTCAACCAGCAGCACCTAAAAAAGTAGCACCACCACAGAAACAAATAAAGACAAAAACAAAGGTTCCTCAAAAAAAGGCAGCTAGTTTGTCTTTTGATGAGATAGTTAAGGACATGTCCGATACAGAGTATCAAGAGTTGTTAGACAGAATAGAAGAACTAAGAAAAGAAAAAGTTGAGGAATAAACTAACCTTATATAAATGAGGGACTGTTTTATTTTTTAGTAATTTCAAGGAGGTCTAGAAGTGGCAAAAATAAAAAATAAAAAAATGTATTTAGAGGCCAATATAGAGCTTCATAAAGAAACGGACGTTTTAAGAGAGAAGGCATCTAAGGCAATAAACTTGCCGGCCGATAAGGATAAACAACCGGATTTGTTGTATTTCTCGGCCATATTTGTTTCATCCGGAGAAAATTTAAACCACGCCTATTTCCTTCCATCAGAACTTGTCAAAGCAGAAAAGTCAATTGTAAATAAAGCATTAGACATAGAACACGCAGAAGATCAGATAATAGGACACATATATGAAAGAGCGTTTATGGATAAAGACGGAAATCCACTAAAGTTAGATGATCTGTCTGTAAAAGAGACGTCTGCTGTTGATGTCGTTGATATGCATGTTGCAATAGCTGGAATTCTCTACAAGAACAGATTTCCTAACATTGCTGAGGAAGTTGCATCTGGTAAATGGAAGGTTAGTATGGAGGCTTATTACCAGGACTTCGATGTGAAAGTTGGAGATTTGATACTAGATAAGAAAGAAGCTGAGGCGTTGGGTTTGGCCTCCGAAAAAAATATATTCGGTATGATGGCGAAAGTTATTCGGTCTGGTAAAGAGATAGCCTCCGGAAAGCTTGCAAGGGTTCTTCGGGGGATTATTTTTTCTGGGTGTGGTATTGTTAAAAACCCAGCAAATCCGCCATCTGTTATTCTAGAAACTGCAAAATCTAAGAAGCTGGAGACGGAAGGTGGTGTTATAGTTTTTAATTTAGATGACAATAATAATGTAACCTCTATTAATATAGAGGAGTTTATCCCTACACCAGAGGTGAGTAACGCTTTGGAAAATAAAGATAAGTCGGAAATAACAAGAGATGACACTGTCGGTATATGTGTAAGCTATAAAAAGTATGTCTATGCTGATACTTTTATTGGACCCGACACCGAGATTTTACACGAGAACTGGTGTGCGTTGTATGATGAGGGGTGTTCCTCATTTTCAAGGGATACAACCGACCCAGATTGTTTAAAAAACTTAAGAGATAGAGTTGTTTATATATCAAAAGTGGCTACAGCGTATGCCAAGAAACTTCTAAAAAAATCCGAACTAAGTGATAAAAGAGAAGAGCTTGTTGATAAGCTTACCGCCGCTTTAGGTGGTGCATCAAAATATTTGAAAAGGAGGTAATAGGTTATGCCCCAAGCACTTTCTGGAAGCCGAAGAAGTATACCTAAGATTTGTAGAATAAATGGCGACGATAATACAAAAATGATCTACAAAAATCTTGGCAATAACCACGCCATTCCTTTCCTATGGAGCGATTCATTCACCATGGTTTCTGGTACTGATGAGATAGTTATTGCCAGCGGTATCAAATTTCATGGTTATGATCTAGCTACTTATGGAAGCTTTACGGCGAGTCCTATGTCTGATGTTGGGTATGGGTGGTGGATAGACAAAAACACCACAACAAACGTCGTATCTATCAAGTCATCTTCAAACGCTGGAGCGGACATTGGGTTCGATGTCATGTTTATGTTGGGTGTTGACCCAGATTTGGAAAGTCTGAATTGTAGGGGGTAATAGGGGCGCTGCTCCTAGCTTGCCCTAAGCATTAAAATTTTTGGATTAGGAAAAGGATTTTGTAAAAATAGGTTGGTATCTATTTGGTGTAATGGTTTTAAACAATTTAAAATTTTTAAGGAGGTATTGCTTCTATGGATGAAAAGTTGAAGAAAGATATAGAGGCTCACGTAGCTACTATCTTTTCTGAAAAAGAAGAAGCGGACATGAGAAAGAAGACAGAAGAAGCTCTTCAGAAAGCTGCAGCGACCATCGAAGACCTTACGAACTCTCTTGATGAGAAGAATGCAGAATTTGAAGAACTCGAGTCCAAACTTTCAGAAAGTGATACCAAAGCTTCTACTCTTGAATCTGAGCTGGAGGCGGCCCGGAAAGAGCTAGATGCGATGAAGACACAGCTTGCTGAAAAGGAAGCTGCTTTGGAAACGATTAAGAAGGATAGAGCTACTGATATAAGAATCTCCGAGTTGGTAAAGGCTTGCATAGTTCACAACAACGAGGAAGCCAAGGCAAAACAATTTGCCAAAATTAGAGAGATGTCAGATGAGGATTTTGTGGCTTACAGGGACGAGTTAGTATCCATCAGACAGGCTGTTTTAGACGAGCTGGCTGCAGCCGCTTCAGTTGAGGAAGAAGAAGTTGTTGAGCCCAAGATAGAAGAAGTTGTTGTAGAACCAGAAGTTAAGGTTGATGAAGCAGCGTCTGTGGAAGAAGAAGTAAAGAAGGAAGAGGAAGTAAAGGAAGAACCTACGACTCCTCCTGTTAATATTGACCCAGGTAAAGCCATTCTTGCTGCATTGAACATGGATTATAAGCCAACTGGAGATGTAATGGAAAGATATGCCAGGCTTGGAAAAGCAATGGCCGAAGAAATTATTAAATCTCGTTAATAGAGTTTCTAATAGAGAATTGCTAAAGGAGGAAAAAGGATATGTTTATTCCAAGACATCCTGTTGTAGAAAATCAATTCTGCAGTTACGCTGAAAATATATCTTTCGGCGCTGCGGGCGTTGGCGGTGTTATTGCTTATGCAGGTTCTGTAATTTATTTGGATCCTGATGCTACCAACGAAGAACCTATGGTAAAAAAGATGGCTCATGGCGTTACTGAGGATCCATTTGGATTTCTAGAGCAAAAAGTTAAGACTGGTTACCATCAGGTACATCCGTCTGGATTTTATATGCCCGGCGATCTGGGTTCCAGCGACGCTATTGCTCAGCCTTACTACAATGCCAGTGGTGCGATTATTGGACATAAGTCTGCCCCAGTTGGTGTTGCACATCTAGGTATTTGGGACACAGTGCACTATACTTGTAAAAATACAGTGGCTGGCACACCCGATTCTGGATATCATATGAAGCCAGGTATGAGTCTATACCCAGCAGCAGACGACGCCAAGGTTACAAACTCTGGTGTAAACTCTGATGGATCAGACGCTGCCGGTGAGAGATGTGATGACATAGTAGTAGCTAAAGTACTTAAGGGCGCTGGTTCAGCGAAGTGTGTGGCTAATATGGCCAATACAGTTCTTTATCCTATCAGGATAAAGCTTCTTATTTAAGTTTATTATGTGGATTAAGACACTGAAATTTATTGTGTCTCCATAATTATTAACCAAGGAGGAATGGTAAATATGGATATGGATAAGCGTGAAATGCAAGAACTGTTTAAGGCAACTTCTAATATTACTACGCCCGAAGGTCTTGCTGCTTACAGAGCTTTTGCAGCTGCTCTTACGACTCCTATTCTTCAAAAGATTGAGCAGGAGTCAATTATGAGAAAGCTGTTTGCAGTTGAAAGGTTAGCTCCTGGTGCACAGGCTGTGTATCCCGTTGCAGAAGATTTTGAAGTTCCTGTATGGGTTCTTCCTGGCCTAGGGTATATGGCACAGAACTTTATTGAGGGTATTGGGGAAGAGGTTTTTGTTCCTACATTTAGTATTAATGCGAGTGCGGATTGGAAAATTACCTACGCACGCGATTCTCGTATTGATATTCCTCAAAGAGCCGCTGCTAGAGTAGCTAAAGATTTGGCAAATTACGAAGAAGAGTGCGGATGGAGGGTTATTATGCCGGCCGCTACATCTTCTTTTTCCGGTAAGGGTCTTCTTGGCCCACGTCCAGCACCTATTTATGAGATTGCCCCTGGCGCAACTGGAGCAGGATATCTGTCCAAAGAACTCGTAAACAAGATGATTGTTGGGTTCAGGAGAATTGGTAGGACGTTGACAGATCTTTATATCTCTCCGGAAGACGCTGCTGATATTAGAGAATGGACAGATACAGATATTGACCCAGTTACCAGGCGTGAGATTTTCCAGGCTTCTGGAATGGGTTCAATTTGGAAAGTCGCATTGCACGAAGTTCAGCATCTAGGTGCAACCGGTTTGTATAACATTAATGGTTACGGTTCTGCTTACGGAAAGTTTACAGCGCCGATTTCAAACATTTACAATGGTTACACATTGGACAATCCAAACATTACAGCCGCCGACGGTACAGTTTCAACGTTAGGCGAGACACAGATTATTGGTTTCGATCTCAGTGTCAATGATTCTCTCGTAATGCCTATTCGGAAAGAATATGAGGCTCATGATGATCCAACTCTGCTTCGCGTACAAAAAGCAGGTTTCTTTGGTTGGGCAGAAATTGGCTTCGCTTGCCTAGATTCTAGAATGATCGGCATTGGTATTATCGACAGATCTCTGTAATTTGATTTTTTCAATAATCACTGTTTATAGTACCCTGTGTACAGAAGATGTATATGGGGTACTATAATAAAATTTCTTAGTTAGGACAGGTAAATCCCAGGTCAACCGTGACGCTTTGAACAGGCATCATAAGCCGACGGGCCGGCCCTGGGGTCTGTCTTTAACTAACCTCTTTATATACAGAGGGTATTAATTAGGACAAGGAAAAGACAAATTCATTATAAAAAAGGAATAGGAGGTTTTATTATGAATGGTTATGTTAGAAACAAGTCTTATATGTGGACACACGCAATGAAGCGGTCTATTCGACCGGGCGAGAAAATTCCTCTTGATACAATTTACGCACAGTATGGAGTAAAACACGGTTTGGCGGAAGGAGAGGAATTTGTTAACTGGCTTCGAAATATTAAATTAAAGAATGAAGACATGTGGGAAATTGTATTCTCCGGCGACAGTTTAGATTTAGTGGACGAACTAAAGGAAGAAAAGCCACAGACAATCGAACCAAAGGTAGAGGAAAACACTGACCCATATGAAGGTAAAGATGAAATAACGGCCAAAATTAAGGATTTAACGGTGAAAGACGTTACTGAGTTATCTGTTAGGAAAGGAAGGGAGGTTTTACCGCGAATTATGGATCCTAACTTGCTGAGGTATGCACTTCAACAAGCAAACCAGCTCGCTGGTAAGGACTCTCTTTGTAGGATGCTCAGAAAGAGAATTCAAGAATTACAGATTGCTAGGTAATTAACTTTAGTAAAAAATTAGGGGGTAAATCACAATGGCTAGA